CCAAGATCGATGGTTGATATTAAGAGAATAATATCGGTCATACGCGCACATGCGCCGAACTTTCGTTCAAATCTTGGTCAACACGACTCATCTGGTGAGCTAGAAGTTGCTGTTGCCCAAGAGGGAGGTATGGATACCCCCCCCTCGGACTCTCTCCCCGAGGAAGTTCCTATAGTGGAGAGATCGGGAGCGCTTACTTTGGCGCTCGCCCTTACGATGAAGCATCATAGGGCCAGTGATGAAATGGTCGATTTTATGATCGATCAAGTTCATTGTTACTTAGATAAAAGTTCGGACGAAATGGTCTGGTTAGCAAAAGCAAAAGATTTGCTAGCCTACCCTCTCGCTCGATATCTTCGTAACGACCTGCCTGAATGTAAAGTGGATCGGTTTGTTCCTAAATCGAAATTCAGGCTATGGTGGAAAAATCGCATAAACGTTTTTTCCGCCGCCAATACCCACTTATGGTACACTTGGTACCAGGCAAAACGCGCAACGGAACCCGTTTCCGGGAAAGTTGTCGCAGCTACGTACGATAAGCATCTCGCGACGCTTACATCTACAGACCCAGGAAATCCTGTTCTTATTGAAAGGATTTTTGAGAACCCTTTCTTTAAGGACGTTCTTCGTAGAGTACGAGATGACGTGGCTCTGATCGATTGGTCGTTAGTTTCGAACCAATTCGCTTCACGTTCTGCCTGTTTTACGAATAGTAGATCCGAAGGGGGTCAGACTCAAGCTCTTAGAGAGATGATTGACCTTGCAGCAACGGATATGATCTATTCGGATGAACTCAGTTCGATGACATGGACTCCCTTCCACTTTAAAAAAGGGGGTCAGGCCGTGTTAGAGTTCAGAGAGAGTTACGGTCGAGATCTTTGGCGTAATGTGGCAACACAGAACGTCGAAGAGCGTACTCTCAAGTGTGCTATACAAGCTGTGCTTGAACCGATGAAAGTTCGCGTGATAAGTAAAGGTGAACCTTTGCCTTACTATCTCGTGAAACAAATTCAGAGGTCCATGCACGCTTGCATGAGAAAGATGCCGTGTTTTCGCCTGATTGGCCGTCCATTCCTCGAAAGTGATCTTTATGATCTCTACGAGAAGGCTGATCCGGGTCGTGGCGATAAATGGCTTTCCATCGATTACAGTGCTGCAACTGATGGACTTTCTTGGCTCTATTCGGGTAGGATTTTAGAGTATCTTTTGCGTGATGTCCCTGAGCCCTTTCGGCGTATAGCCTATTCGGTTCTTGGACCTCACGAGCTCTATTATCCTGTGATAGATCCATTAACTGGTGCGAGGAGTGTAGTTCCGCGGGGAACCATGACTCGCGGTCAGTTAATGGGCTCGATTCTATCATTTCCGATACTTTGTCTTGCTAATCTTGGACTCTATTGTGCAGTCAGGGATCAGGCTAACGATATGGAAGAATTCCCCCGAACACTCGGGTGGGATCATGAAAATAATGATCCTGATATCGTCGGTGCCTGGTCTTACGATGACTGGCAGAAAAGCGTCCTGATTAACGGCGATGACATGCTCTACTGCGGGAATTCCAACGAGTGGACCCTGCATCAAGACTTAGGAAAATCACTAGGTCTTGAGATGTCGGTTGGGAAAGCATATATACACTCAACCTACCTTAACATCAATAGTACAAGTTGTCATTGGCCCATAACGTTTGAGAATTGTTATGGAGACAAGAGAATGAGCCTAGGGCCGCGTAGAATAGAATTCCTGAATATCGGTCTTCTTCTTGGTAAGCACAAAGTGCAAAACCGTGAGGAAGTTAGCGAATCAGGATGGGCGAGTAGTATTAATAGATCCATAGAGGGATGTTTCCGAGACCACGAAGAGTGGCTTGCTCTGGCGATAAAGCTAAATTTACCACCAAAAGAGCAATTAATGGTAACAGTCCATGAGACCGATACTCGCAAGAGATTTCGTTTCCAAAGAAATCTCTTCCTTCCAATATGTGTAGGGGGACTAGGTCTTCAACCCTACGAGAATTTTCGTTTTGCTATTACGAAAAATCAGAAACGTTTAGCATGTTCTCTCGTTTCTAAATATTGGATGGCTACTGTCAATGTAGATTCTCAGCGCCCTCTCAAAGGCCCTGAAATCGACAGATTCTCTACTATGCTACCTCAACCGTGGGACTTACTTAAACCTGTCTTTCCTGACGAACTTGAAATTTTCACTCCAAGATTCGTATACAGGAAGGCTGAGTGGAAGTTCGCCAGAAATGGTTTCTATGTTTCTGGAAAGAATTCCTCTCATTTTCTGTAAGTTGGTTGGTCACTGGGATCATGTCTTAGACTTGGTGGAAAATAGCAGTATATTCCTGACAAGATAAGATCGGCTGGACGCCCTTGAGTTGAAACCGTCCATGGGGTTGTTAACAATAGTTATGCCAAAACGGTGTTCGGAGTACTCCGATCATGTAATCGATTTCCACGAATATAAGACGACTTTTGTCCAGCTTATATTGTGTATTCTCTTTCCATGATCGCCGCCTCGAACTTAATAGTTCCGTGCTAAACAGGTCCCAAAGGGATAATCATTCTTTACCTGGTTTCTCATCTAGTCGACACAGCCGAGAGGTATGCCATTCGATGGGAAATAAAGAGTGATAAAGACTAGGAAAAGCCTTAAGTCACCGACGAGTCACCGATTAAAGTGATGCGGGAACCAAGAAAATTCTCGTATAGGAAACGAACACTTTACGCCTCCGAATCTGAACTTAGGTAAGCTTTGTACGAAGTCTTCTCCTGAAATGCCGAGAGACTGCACGGCATAGCCCTATGTGAAAATAGGGTAGTTAACAATGTACAGTCCACCTGGATCGGGTGGATCCCATACATGATCCAAAATAAACAAAAGGCATCCTTAAAGCCTAAGAATCTTAAGGCCCTCACGAAGAAGGATAAAAGATCCTTCGCACCTGTGTCGTCTCAGACGTTTATTACAACGTCTGGTTACAAAGACAACACAAATGCTAAGACTAAAAGTCGTAACATAACTCGCAGGGAGTTAATAGGGAGTGTTAGCGGTAGTGTCACCTTTTCGGCAACCCGCTACCCTATTAATCCGGGGTTAGCTACGTCGTTCCCTTGGCTTAGCACTCAGGCGGCTGGCTATGAACAGTATAGGTTTAACACTTTGAAATTCCTATATTATAATAGAACCAACACGTCTAAGAATGGAGCATTTTATATGGCATTTGATTATGATTCTCAAGATGCCACTCCATTAACAGAGGCAGCGATCGGTACGTATGATCCTTGCGTCCAGGCAGCAATCTGGGAAGATGCTGAGTATGGTTGTAGCAAGGATGCAATGCATCCGTTCGGTCCGAGGAAGTATATCCGTTCTTCAAACGTGGCAGGTGATCCAAAAACCTACGACGTCGGAAATTTCTTCTTCGGAACAGTTGATTGCGCTGATACCAGCGGAATCGGTAAGCTTTGGGTAGAGTACGATGTAGACCTTTACGTCCCACAAACGAACCCAACGCAACCCCTACCGTCAAGGGCTTCCCAGTATGTTTTAAATACTAATCAATCCTTGACAACTGCCGTTTCTACAGTTCTATGCAGTAGCAATTTAACCACCCTTTATGATCCTTTAGGACTTGGCCCACCCACCTCTGGTGTTTGGACTCTTCCTATCGGGTCGTATCAGGTAGATATTTGCGGCTATCTCACAGACGGTACGAATGAGGTCTTTCAGGTCTCCTTCGACTTCTTTAAGAATGGCGCTGCATTTAATCCTGTAGCCTCTTCTCCCGCTCACATCACTGCGTATAGCGCAGGAACCGCCTCTGGGGAAGCAATTCCTCTACGCGCTACTGCTATTTACGCCATGAGTGGTACTGACACTATGAATCTTCAGTGTACTTGTACCGGAGCGGCTGGTGCGATCCTTCTTCGTGCGGGATTCACTGTGATTATCACTTTAATATAATCATGGAATCGTGACGAACTGCCGGTTCTTGCAGACGGTCGCGTCGGGGGTGTTCTCTAACCTCCGGGTATTAATTCTTCTAAGGTCTTTCCTCAGTTTTGGAGCTGAGTAGTCGGTCCTTATATTAACAC